AGCTTGCTAATCCTTTGAAACTAGTGGACTTCTAGCGTATTAAGCAAAAGTGAATACGAGATTGAATACGACTTTACTTTTAGCTAGAGCGGATGAAATCCATAAGCTGGTCAACGACTTCAACACGTTGATTATCATTGATGTGGGTATACATATCAAGGGTGATTTGAACATTATTGTGACCGAGTCTATCTGAAATGATTTTCGCTGTAACACCAGCTTCAAACAGGAGAGAAGCATGTGTATGCCTAAATCCGTGAGGCGAAATTTTTTTAAGATCTTTGTGTTTACAAAAGAATCTGCTAAGCTTCACTTTCATAGTTGCGGCTAAAAGCCATCCCCCTATGTCATTCGTAAAAATATAATTCAAATCATGTTTGTAAGGAACACCAGCCTGGAAATATTCTTTTATTTGCTGTCGTTTCCAGAGTTTCAAAACATTCAGAGTTTCATCATCTAAGGTGATAACCCTCTTACTCCTTTTGGTTTTAGGATCCTGAACAGTTTGTTTTTTGCCAATCACGACAGCCGTGCGAGAAATGCTTAACCGTTTATTTTCAAAGTCAACATCTGACCACATGAGGCCGATTGCTTCTCCGGTTCTCAATCCAGAAAAAGCGAGTAAGTGAAAAAAGGTATAGTCTACTGGCTTACAATTTGCTTTGTAAACTTTAAGGAACTCCGTTAGTTCCTGTTTTGTATAGTAGTTTTCTTTGCCCTTTAAGGGTTTATTTTTAGGTTTGATAATCTTGTCTAAGGGATTTGACTTAATGATATCAAGAGAAGCGGCATACTTGAAAATACGGCTGATTACAGAGTAGTAATTGGCATATAGGATATAGCGATTACTTAACTGGATAGCAACCTTTTGACAATAAGCGACACTGATCTGCTTAATCTTCATATCTGTAAAATATGAGTCAATCATAATATTAAGTTTTTTCTTAACGTTCTGATATGTTGTTGGTTTTACAGTACTTTTAAAGCTATCAAGCCATAACTCAGCGACTTCAGCGAAAGTAGGGTTCTGGAAATCCTCATTGTTTGAAAAACCATTCTCTTCAACGTCTAAGAGAAGATCACGTTCGGCAGCCTTAGCCTCTTTGATGGTTCTAAAACCACGGCGTGTTGTGCGTTTTTCTTTTCCAGTTGCAGGGTCTATGCCCAGGTATGTTTGAAAGAGATATCTAGTCTCTCCTTTTTTGGTAATGTATTTTTTTATCATAAAAAGTCCTTTCTTTTCGATTGCTTGCCCGCATAGTTGAAAAGGTGTAGAATTTATGATAAACTATAGTTGTATTTTTTTATCATCCTTTCCATTGTTTGTCACATGGAAGGTTGAAACCTCACACTCAAAGATGGCCGTCAGAGAGTGTGGGGATTTTTTTATTTTTTGTTAATTATTCCTCAAGCAATCTTATAAAATCATTTTCTGTCATGATTTCAATATCTTGACCTTTTTCTAACAAGGTTTGTGCTTTTTTCATTTTACTACTTAACCCATCTGTGCCGACAACTCTCCAATCTTGCTCCCCTACAACTAAGATATTAGTATGTTTGGTCACTCCTTTTTCAGGGATACCACCAACTAACGCAGCAGCTTTGTTAGCTTCTTTTCTAGTCATTCGCTCGAGTTTTCCAGTAAAGCAAAAGTATAAACCGTAAAAGTAATGGTCTGGGTTCATTGCTGCTTTTTCTTCTTCTGTAGGAGTATAGATGAGATTATCTTTGTACTTAGCGTCTTTTTTTCTCTTAAATCCATACTGGCCAAGTAAGCCGGTTTTATTGTATCTATATTCTTTTAAAAAAGTATCAAGGTCGGAAAATGAATTAGCAGATAGTAAATATTCTAAAATCAATCCACTCGCTCGTGCATCTGATAGAGCATTGTGATGATCTAGCTCAATATTCAAATGTTTAGCTAGTCTTTTTAGTTTGTAATTCAATTGTCCAGGGAGAGCGACCTTGGCCAATCGATACGAACAAATATATTCTATGCTATCAAAATCCAGTTCGTATTTTTGGTATACATCTTTAAGAGCTCCCATATCGAACTGTGCAAAGTGGGCTACAACTATATCAGAACCAATAAAATCAACAATATTTTGCCGTACTTCTGGAAATGTAGGAGCATCAGCAACATCTTCAGGTTTAATACCGTGAATAGAAATGTTGAAGGTGTCAAACCTTGTTTCTGGATTGATTAAAGTGTAAAATGTATCAACAATATTTCCATCTTTAAATTTTACTAATCCGATAGAACAAACGCTACCGCGAAAATCATTCGCAGTTTCAACATCTAAAGCAACATATGAGTAAGACATATAAGTTTCCTTTCATTCCAACAATGCTAAGTATTCCTCTTTAACCATGATCTCACTTGTCATGGTTTTTAGAGAGTCTTTTGTTATTCGGATTTTTTTGATAAGTGTTGTTGAATAATTAAGGCTACATTGGCTTTTTCTTCTTCGGTCATAGGAGGTTCGTTTGGATCGTCTACCGAAAACTCGATAGCATGCCACTTATCATTTACTCTAATCCACTCTCTTCGTCTATGACATTGACAATCTAGGTTGTGTTTAATCACTTCCATTGGTCTACTTTCACTACTCATATTATCCCTCTCTATACAAATCCACGACTTCACCGATAATTCGGAAGTCGGTCTCTGGTGTGATTGGCATATCCTTGTACGCTGGGTTTAAGCTATGTAGGTATGCCTGTTCTTTGTCAATGACAAGCTGCTTGATATAAGCATCACCGTTATAGTTGAACACTCCAATAACGCCGTTATTTAAGTCCACGCTGGTCTGAATGAATACCAGGTCGCCGTCGTGATAGTCTGGCTCCATAGAGTCCCCTTTAATCGGAATAACAAAGTCAGCATCGATATCTACTGGCAACTCAATCCGTTCCACTCGAACATCGTTCAAATACTGGCCTGTACCTGCAGAAGCTGGGTGGTCGTAGTAGTCGTAACTATAGAGCTGAATAATGTCCTCCGATACTTCGTTTATCTTCGTTTCTTCTTCATTTTTTTGACTCTCCAGAAGTTCCTCAGACGTCCGTAGTACGATTTTTTTATTTTGGGTGGTTAATTGTACCACCTTATCTGTAATCTGCTGAGTGAGCAAATCTGGAGCGTCCGGGAGGGAAATGGTGGATTCTAATGCATTTTTTTGAACTGGTGGGAAGAGGTCATCAATTGAGATATTGAAAGCATTAGCTAGGTCAAACATCGTATCCTTTTTAGGAGATCTAAAACCTTTCTCATAATTCCCGATAGCGTTTTTACTTATCCCTATCTTAGCCCCCAATTCTTGTTGAGTCCAACCATTTTGAAGCCTATATTGCTTTATATTTTCGCCTATGATAGTGGCAATTTCTTCTTTATTCATGATTGAGTCCTTTTTTGTTTTTCTATAAGTAAAGTATAACATAAAACCCACGAAAAGAAAACTTTTTTTACTTTTTCAAAAAAAAAGTGTTGACAGCCCACGAAACGTGTGCTATAATATAATCAAGCTTAAGGAAATAAGAAAAACAAACCGGAGGAAAACACAATGAATAAAGGACTTACAACACAAGAACAAATAGCACTAGCAAAAGAAATCTTACAAGTTAAGAATCGCAGAGAACGCTCATTGAAACTTGGAGAAATCCTAGATCGTGAAAAACTATCATCAGATGATATGTACGCATTGTACAACACACTACTAACAGCCATCAGAGTTTACGGCGATGCCATCGGATTTGACGACAAAGACTTTCAAGAAATGGCTCTTACAATCTTAGTTCTTGAAAAGGTTGAAGAGGCTAAACAAGCTAGGGTAGCGTAGAGAGGCGCGATTCCTCTCCTAGCTGTTGCTCATAGAGCGAAAAAAGAGAAAGGAGGAAAAGAGGTGGAAAGTGTTGAAATTGTTGAATTAATAAAAATTACATTTAAACGAGGGAAAGGAACAGAAGATGACCCAATTAGAGTTGTAACTCAGTATTGGGACAAAGAAAATATATTAATCTTTGAGAAAGATTAATTATCTCTTCTTTCAATAGAATTTCGGTAGGAATCAGGTAATAGGTTATATATGTCTAGAATTTTTTTAGGTTGGGTGATTCGATTATCTACAATCAAGTTGATAAAACTTAACAATGATAAAGCTAACTCTTTGTTATCTTTTATGTCTATTTGACCTGGATGTACAGCATTATTCCCTATTACTCTAACACTGTCTAGCATTTGTTGAATTTCTATTGGCATTCCTTTAGAGACAAGACTTCCAATTTGGGTATTTAAATCTTTACCCTGTGCGTTTAAATGAGCAACAAGCTTTTCAATAGCTAGACGGGATAGAGCTGCAGAAGCTCTAGGCGAGATATTTAGAACTTCGCCTGCTTCAATATAGATTTCTTTCACATCATCAGGCATATCATTATTAGGTTTAGGTACCCCTTCGGCAACATTTGGGAAAATTAATGTCAACGTTGTATCGCTTGTGTTTAATACGACCCTGGGGCTATACGTTATTTGGATTTCATTTGTTATCCAAATAGAAAATTGATTACAGGCCTGACATTGTGCAATTATAATAAATTTGATAGATTCGTTGTAATCTCTATTGATATTAATAGGATTATAAGTCCATAAATGGGAAGAGAAACCTGAACATACAGGGCATTGAAAGGCTTTTGAATTGCCTGCGAAGCCACCGCCTAGGCTTAATTTAGAAAGGTCAAATGACATATTATTTCTCCAATTGTTTTATTTTGATTATACCATATTTGAAAGGGGTGAGGAAATTAGACCAAGACGGTGTCCATATAGCGGGAAAATAAAAGCCTCAACTACAGAAATAGTCAAGGCTTGGAAAGATGCTTACTCAGACTTTATTGCCAAAACCCAAAATAAGCAAGAAAGCTCTGAGCAGGAATTAGATAATGCTATTTTGAGAGTTCAGATGAATTAAGATAAGGAGGTAGGAACGTGCAAATTTATTTGTATCAACTAAGAAAAGAAAAAGGCATTACACAGAAAGAATTAGCTCAAAAACTTGGAATTTCTGAAACGGCATATCGTCAGAAAGAGAAGGGACAGAGCGCTTTTAAATCAGACGAGATGTTTATTATCGCCGATATTCTAGAAAAAGATATTGGCGAAATTTTTTCAGACCCAAGACCACGAAACGTGGTTATCTGAAAACAAAAAAGCACCTGACGGAAATCAGGCGCACACTTAAACAATTTAAACCATTATATCACAAAAATGCTTGCCCGCATAGTTGAGAGGATGTAGAAAATGGAAGGTATAACGTTACAATTACGATTGGATGGCGAAAGTGCTGAATTGTTCACGAATCAATTATTGGCCTTTGCTGAAAAGCAGGTCAAGGAGCAGTTAGAGAATGATCGTATGCCAATCAATCAACAGGCTTTGATGAAGAAGTTTGGCTTTACTCATGGCTATATTAAGAAGTTAGAACGAAAAGGATTAAGATTTCGTAAGCAAGGGAAAGATATTATGTACGATGTCAATGATGTTTATGAAATTTTGGAATTAGAAAAAGAAGTACGAAAATTAAGAGCGTAAGGAGAACAAAATGACAGAACCAACTTTATCAAGCCAATTGCTTGGCTTATTGACTATCTTTATCGTGGTCTTCATCCTGCTGCTACTTACATCCAAAGATGAAGAAAAGACTGAAGAAAAAAAAGCGATTATCATCGAAGAGTCTGAGAATTTTAGAGAAGTTGTACGAAGAAACTTGAAAAATAGCGATAGGAGATTCACATATGACACACAACCTCCTATAGGCCTCGCTTCATCGATTGAGGATGTACCACAAGTTTTTAGATCATGCATCGAAGACTATGACAGACTCGCTCAGGACTACCAGGAAGAAGCAAGCAACAATGATTTTCTAAGAAAGCAAAATGCAGGCCTCTTAGAAGAAAATGGGCGTTTGCTTTATCAGGAAATGACCATGGATTTTCGTCAGAATCCTAGAAAATGGAGGGCAAAGACATGACTGTTAGTCGTGATATGAGCGAGATGGAAATACGTGTGTTAAACATGATCATGAATTGCGCTACTTTCGATTTGCCCATTCAAGCGAGTGAAATCCGCTTAGAGACTGGACTCTCGAAGCGTAAGCTGGAGGAGATTATCGAAAGCTTGCGTGTTAATTTTAGACATCCTATAGTAGCTAAGAAAATGAAGCCAAACGGCTACTATTTGCCTCGTAGCGAGGAAGAGCGACAAGCTGGGCTTGCGCCTTATCGCAGACAAATCTTGACCGAGCAAAAGAACCTTGCTGCAGTGATGAATGTGGATTTGGAAAAGTATTGGGAGGATAGCGCATGAGTGAAGATTTTAGAATATTACCTCATGATCTAGTAGCTGAACAGTCGGTTCTTGGGGCAGTATTTATCGCACCTGACACCATCATTTCACTGGCAGATGAATTGACTCCTGATGATTTCTATAAGCCTGCTAACAAGATTGTTTTTAAAACAATGTTGTTATTACTTGAAAAAGGTGAGCCAATCGATGCTACGACTATGGTGTCTGCTCTTACTAATCAGGGAGATATTTCAAAAATCGGGGGCATAAACTACGTTGTCGAGTTGGTAAATTCCACACCAACTTCAAAAAACGTGGAGCACTATGCAAAGCTTGTAAAAGACAAGTCAACGCTCCGAAAAGTAATCGCTGACCTGTCTGATTCGCTCTCTAGCGCTTATCAAGGTGATGTATCGATTGGTGACATCATAGCAAAGACTGAAAAGTCTATGCTTGACATCAGCAATCAAAATACAGGCACAGGATTTCGTAATGTGGCTGATATCCTAGATACACATATGCAGATAGTCGAGACTCGCTCGCAGACAGATGGAGTTGTGACAGGTCTATCGACTGGGTTCGTTGGACTGGACAAGATTACGACCGGTCTTCATGAGGATAATCTCATTATCCTTGCTGCTCGTCCTGCAATGGGGAAGACAGCGTTAGCTCTGAATATCGCTCAGTACATCGCAGTCAAAGAGAAAAAGCCTGTTGCTATTTTCTCGCTTGAGATGGGTGCGGAAAGCTTGATTGAGCGGATGTTAGCAGCTGAGGGCATGGTAGAAGGTTATCATCTAAAAACTGGGAATCTGAGTGTTGAGGAATGGAGTAGGCTAGTACATGCACAAGGTAATCTCTATGACGCACCTATTTTTGTCGATGATACAGCTGGTATTCGCATCTCTGAGATACGGTCAAAGTCTCGAAAGCTTGCCCAGGAAATGGGAGGCCTTGGAGTCATTATCATTGACTACTTGCAACTGATTACTGGATCAAAAGGCGAGAATCGTCAGCAGGTAGTTTCTGAGATTTCTAGGGAATTGAAGATACTAGCTAAGGATTTGAAAGTACCTGTCATTGCCCTGTCACAGTTAAGCCGATCGGTTGAGCAGAGACAAGATAAGCGCCCGATGCTGGCAGATTTGCGAGAGTCTGGCTCTATTGAGCAAGATGCTGATATTGTCGCTTTCTTGTATCGTGATGCTTACTATCAGAAGGAACAGGGAGACAGTCAAGAAGCGAATAACGTGACCGAGCTGATCCTGGAAAAGAATCGGCATGGTAGTCTAGGGACAGTGAAGTTGTATTTTCACAAAGAATACACAAAATTTTCAAGTGTGGAGGGATAGAGGATGGCTGAGACTTATTTCAAAAATGAAGTTGAAAAGTTTCAATATTTTCAATTGCCTAAATGGCTCTTTAAGGAGCCTTATAAAAAGTTATCAAACAACGCTAAAATAATGTACGCCTTGCTTTATAATCGTTTGGACTTGTCTTTGGAGTCCAAGTGGCATGATCGAAATGGCAAAGTCTTTATGTATTTTACAACGGCTGAATTTTGCGAAGAGTTGGGTTGTTCTGAGAAGACAGTAACCAAGATTAAAAAGGAACTTGTTACATCAGGTTTATTAAGGGAAGAACGTCAGGGCTTGACTAAGCCAAATCGACTTTACATCCTTGGTCCAAAAATTATCAAGCGTGAACCTCCAGAACCGAAAAAAATACCGTCCAGAACCGTAGAAAATACCGCTCTGGATACGCAAGAAGTACAAACAATCAAGACTGAGAATACTAAGACTGAGAATAACAATAATATATTGTCGATTTGTAAAGAAGTTATTTCTTATCTCAATTTGAAAGCTAAGAAAAATTTTAAGGTTGATACTGCTAGTCATCAAAAATTTATCAAGGCAAGATTGAAGGAGGGATATGTCCTTGAAGATTTTAAAAAGGTTGTGGATATCATGGTCGCTAAGTGGAAAGGTACAGAATACGAGCAGTATCTTCAACCTCAAACACTTTTCGGGAATAAGATGGACAATTATCTGAATCAGCCTATGCCGAAGCGCTCTACAATTTTAACAAGTACTGTTGACGAAAGGCTAGGGTTTTAGATGAAACAGTTTAAACAATTCAGAACCAGAAAGGTTCTTGATGATGTCTGTGAAATCCATGGATGCCATCTTTGGTCTGTTAAGATTCCCCTCAAGGGTAAGGTTGAGGAAATCAGTCAATGTCCTGAGTGCGAGAAAGAAAATATCCGGCTCTTTGAAAAGCAGTTGAATATGGAATCCGAGGTAAAAAGTAAACTATCGGATACTTACGAGGTCTTTGCTCGTGACAGTATCGTTTCAAGTAAGCTGGCCAGCAAGTCACTACACGACTATGAAATTCAAGTTGACATCGATGAAAATGCTATGAATTTTGTGAAGCGGTTGGAGCGCTGCTATGCCAAGGGTGAGACTGGCAATGCTATCATCACTGGTCCGTCTGGTGTCGGTAAAAGTCATCTTACCTATGGCTTTGCTCGGTTTCTCAATGAGCAGTTTAAGGCATATGATGAACCGAAAAGCGTGCTCTTTGTGTCAGTCGTGACCTTGTTTGATAAGATTCGAGAAAGCTTTGAGTTTGACAATGGATTTTCAGAAGCGAAGATGGTCAAGCTACTGTCTGAAGTTGACTTTCTCTTCTTGGACGACCTTGGGAAAGAGAGTCGCAAGGCCGACACGAAGCGGAACGAGTGGGCGCATCAGATATTGTTCAAGATCCTGGATAATCGGACCAATACGATTATCAACACGAATCTGTCTAGCGAAGAGATTAAAGAACTTTACTCGGACGATTTTGGGAATGGAGCACTATCAAGTCGTATCTTTGAAGGAGCGACAGGCAAGTGCTTTGTGTATCCAGCTGGAATGAAGGATAGGAGGTATTGATGTTAAATCTTTACTTCGTCTATAACGGACACTGCAAGTTTTTTCTTGGAAGTTTTAACAATGTGGATGAACTTATCGAACGGATGAAAGACCATCAGTGGGCTTTCTCAGGTATTACCAGACCAAAATTCAAGAAACACATCGGAAAAGACGATGTGAGGTTTGATTATGGTGCGATAGATTGCTATTACTTAGCGACAAAATCAACGTGCCGCGAACCACGTTAAAAGCGAGCTAGAACATGCGTCAGACTTGGACGAATGGCGTATAAAGAATTTACTAGCTCTTGTGTCTTTGAGCCATGAGGTGCAAGAGCTGGATTTTTAGAAAACAAGTGGGATAAACCATGGGATATAGCAAGCAACAAGTTATTGAAACATTAAAACATTCAATCGAAATCACTGAGCAGGAAATAGAGGAGTATTCGAAGCCATGCGATAGACGAGTGGCGCAAGGTCGTACTGCTCATCTTGAATTTTTGAAGAAAAAATTGAAGAAAATGAAAATAAAATTGAAGGAGTTGGAAGATGAATAAGCAGGAATTGATTAAAGCAATTATTGAGTTACCAGTAGATTGCAGTGCCTCTAGGCCTAAGATTGATAAATTAACAACATTGGAATTGACAAAGTTATTAGACGAGCCAAAAAAAATTGAAATTCCGCAGGAAGTAGCTGACTATATAGAATTTAAAAAGGCAAACGATTTTCATGTTTATGGGGCGATGAGAGTGATTGAAGATCATTACAATAAGAGAGTCCCTGAATGGTTTTACGAAGGCAATATCGAAAAATTCTGTCTTGCTTGGATTCTAGGCTATGAGGTCGAGAAAGAGAAGCGGTATATTGTAACTCTGAAATCAAGTGGACAAAAGTTGTACTATCACACTGAAGATGAGGATTATATTTTCTCTAGCTATGATGGAGTATTCTATTCAGAATATCATACTAAAACCGATCTAGAAGAAAATGGCATGAGTTGGGTGTTTGATTGCCCTGGTATGGAAATTCAAGAGGTTGAGTGATGTCATGTAGTGAAAGTTTAAAAAAAGAAAAAGAATTGATTTCTGCTATTTTAAATCTCAAGATAGAAGTCTTGCAAAATGACGATAAATTGAGCAGTCAATCATTAAGCAACATCAAAAGGCAAGCAAGGGATCTATACGAGTGCTTAGTATGGTTGCAGTATGCTGCAGAGGAGGCAGGTAGATGAGTTATGATTTGGAAATCTTAGGAAAAATAGAAAGCGGAGATTATATTTGCATAGATGAACCTGAAAATAGTTCTCCAACTTATAATCTTGGGAAAATGTTTAGGGTTGCTATGGATTGGAATTTCAAACAAGGTACTATCTACAATGTTGCTCAGATTTTTGAAAACATTCAACGTGGTATCTCAGAACTGGAACAGTATCCTGAAAAGTATGTGCAGTATGAGCCTGAGAACAAATGGGGGACAGTCAGCAGTGCGTTAGAAGATTTAAGATCATTGAGAGATTGTATTTTAGGACAAGATATCGATACAAAATACTTATATGTGAGGTGGTAAATTGAAGCGACCAAACAGATACCCTTACACACGAAGTCAGTGGGTTGAAGAAACCTCTGATTATTATACATATGCAGACGGTATTTATTTTACAAGTCATGTTTTAAAAAATAGACTCACTAGAGAAATTAAGAGAAAGGAGATGAAATAGTGATTATCAAGAATTACAAATATGATTATTCAAGTGGCAGAATCTGCTACACAATTGATGTAGATGGCTATGAACAAGCCATGGAACACACAAAGACAGAGTACGGAAGTGTACAAAGAAATGATATTGATGATTTCTTAAGCACGGTTGAGGAACACGACTTTCAAGAAGCTGAGACGATTGAAGCATTCGTTGACTTTCAAAATGATTTGCTCTTGTATGGAATTGGTTTTGAATTGAGAAATGAGGTGGAGTGATGAGTTATGAGTGTTCGAATTGTTGCAAAGAAATCGAAGATGAATTTCTGGCAGTGCAAGAGAATCATGTTATTCTTGCGTTATTTAACGATGTTGAAAATTGCTTCTGTAGTCAGCAATGTGTCAACGATTTCTTAATGATTGAATCTAAATACTTATCAAATGGAGATATACCATACGATGAGGAGGTGGAGTGATGAGCATGCTTGAAATATTCTTATCTAAGAACGATCTTGAACATATTGCGAACGGGCATGATTTAAAAATTAAAATAAGGGATAGTAGGGCTTCAAAAGTAGATGGAATTATTTTGAAACTCGATTTGGTAAATGATACCACGAACCCTTTGATAAATTATAAATATAAACTAATTAACACAGAACAGCAGAATTTTGCAAACAATTTTTCAGGAGGGGGCACATGAAACGATTCATCGCAATCTGGATTTTTGTCTCTGCTGGATTGAACATCTGGCAGATGGGCAGGATTGCAGAACTAGAACAAAAGCGTCCGATTGTCGTCTATAAGGCGGATAATCAAGGCGCTGAGATATTTGCTAAGGTCGTCGAGAAAAGGCGACATGGCAAGTTGTACACAATTACGATTCGTGATTACGGCATTTTCGTAGTCACGAAGGAAGTGTATGAGAAAGTGAAAGTTGGGGATGAGGTGAAAATCTAATGGATGATGTTTTACAAGCACTTGCAAAAATGCTGAATATGACAACGGATGAAGTAAGTTCTTTGTTAACAATTTTCAAGGGGAATGCACCAAAGATTTATGAAGCACTTTTGAAAGAAAAGATGTTTTACGATGTGTTTGGTTTTTTTGAAAATATTTCACTCGTGACACTTATTGTTTCTTTGATAACTTTAATTATTTCAATTTATTTTTGTCATTTTTATGACGCAGGGAATATTAGTAGTTGGGATGTTCCTAACGGGAAAACTAAAGAAGATTTTAGGTTGGAACAGATTGAAAATAAAAAAAGGATATTTAAACCGCTTTTAAAATCCAGTTGCATCACTTCGAGCGCAAGTTGTGTGACTTTTATTACGGCAGTTGTTTTGAAAATAATACTTGCTCAGAATTATATATTCATTGTGAATGAAATTTTACCAAGAATCAATAAATGAGGTAACAATTTGAAATTTTTGGATTTATTCGCTGGCATTGGAGGTTTCAGGCTCGGAATGGAGTCGGCCGGGCATGAATGTATAGGTTTTTGCGAAATAGACAAGTTTGCAAGAGCCAGTTACAAAGCTATACATGACACGAAGGGAGAAATTGAATTACATGACATTACAAGAGTCACAGATGAGTCTATTCGAAGAATCGGACGTGTGGACGCTATCTGTGGAGGATTTCCGTGCCAAGCTTTCAGCATTGCAGGAAACAGACGAGGTTTTGAAGATACACGAGGAACTTTGTTCTTTGAGATTGCTAGGTTCGCATCTATTCTCAGACCTAAATATCTATTCCTTGAGAACGTCAGAGGACTCCTCAACCATGACAGATGGGCTACATTTGAAACCATCATCCGAACCTTGGACGAATTGGGGTATGACGCTGAATGGCAAGTGCTTAACAGCAAGAATTTCGGAGTCCCCCAAAATCGGGAACGTGTGTTCATTATCGGACATCTTAGAGGAGAACGTACCAGAAGAGTTTTTCCTATCAGCGGAGAAAACCAGTCAACTAGTAGCCAATCAGTCATAAAAATTGGTAATGTAAATCCATCTGGGAACGGAATGAATGGGGAAGTCTATCAAGCTGACGGCCTAGCCCCTACACTCACAACGAACAAGGGAGAAGGGCAGAAGATAGCCATAAAAAGCAATACTATAAAACAATTTGGGGTATTGCAACCCAATTTTAATCAATGTGGAGTGATTTACGAAACAGACGGTATCGCACCAACTATCAGAGCATATCAAGGTGGAGGACTTGAACCTAAAATTATTCAGCGTGGTCATGGTTATAATCAGGGTGGAGTGCATGAAATAGCTCCTACACTGACAAGTAATAGCTATCACGAAAATAACCATTTATCTTTTGGCTATCGTATTCGCAAGCTAACACCTCGTGAGTGTTGGAGATTACAAGGTTTTCCAGACTGGGCGTTTGACAAGGCTCAAGAGGTCAACTCTAACAGTCAATTATACAAGCAAGCAGGCAATAGCGTGACAGTCAATGTTATCGCTGCAATAGCAAAGGAGTTATTATGAACACACTAGAAAATGTCAAACAATGGTTTATTGACCGTGACCTTGAAAACGGTGGACGACTAGATAAGCAGTCGCTTAAATTAAGTGAAGAGTTCGGTGAGTTATGCGCTGGCTATCTCAAGAAGAATGAGAAGCTGACCAAGGATAGTATCGGAGATTGTGCAGTCGTGATTGTCGGTTTAGCCTTGCTGGTTAAAACTGATGTGCATAAGATTTTTGAGGAATCGTGCTTTGTAAAAACCGGAGATGTGATGGAATGTTTCAAATGGCTGAATACTAACATTAGTAATTTTCAATCGTATCAGAATTCAAGATACGAGAAAATGTGTCAATATAGTTTAATGTGTTCAATAGGCTACCTGAAATCAATCAGCTATGCACTCGGTTATAGCTTTGAAGAATGTTTTGAACTAGCCTATCAAGAAATCAAAGACCGAAAAGGTCGCTGGATTGACGGAAGTTTCGTGAAAGGAGGATTTGTAAAATGAAAAAACTAGGTATTGTTTTAGGTTCTGTATTTGTAATCGTTGTATCTCCGTTCGTTGTCCAGTATGGATGGAATGAAATTATCACAACGATTGTTCCAGTTGGTAAAATTACAGTCTGGCAAGCACTAGGGATGGATGCACTACTGTCTTTTATCTGGCCTGTATTGTCTAGCAAAAAAAAATCTGAAGAGGATTATTCGTATGCTGTAAAAAGCAGTATTTCGAAAATCATTACATGTGCATTTTTAATTTGGTTGGCTAGTTTGTTTATTTAAGGAGGATTTGGGATGATACAGTTTAGAGCGTGGGATAAAACGACATCAAAATTACATGTTGTCAATGGGATTTATTGCGACAATAAGAAAATACACTACATAGATGATAACAGAGTAAGATTTGTTGGTTTTGATAACGTAATTATCATGCAATCAACAGGGCTCAAAGATGATTTTGACAAGGAAATTTTTGAAGGAGATGTTATCCTCTGGACCTATTGGGACGAATTTGAAGATAGCGGTAGAGCAAAAGTTATCTTTGATAAAGGTATGTTTAAGTTGTTAGATATACGCACAGAAAAAGAGGTCTGGGATAATCTATTTGACTGTATTGAAAACTGTGACGTATATCTTCAAGGCAACATCTACGAAAATCCAGAACTTTTGGAGGTGAAAGAATGAAACAAAGATACAGAGCGTGGAATAAGACGGAAAAAAACATGATTGCATGGGAAAAGATTAAATCGGAATTCACTTTCGAACACTTTGACGATGAAAATCTTGAGTTAATGTTATCAACAGGTATTGAAGATAAAGCAGGAAATGAGATATTCGAAGGAGATATTCTAATTACAAATGCTCATGCAAGTATTGTATCTTTCGGGAAATATACTTATTTTGAAGATGCTGATACAGAGGCCACAGAGGTTGGATTCTATTTATCATATCTCAATGTCTCACCTGCAACATACTCACCTTTCGAAGAATTTCTTTGGGAGAAATGTCAAATTATAGGAAATATTCATGAAAATGAATTAGATTTGATAATGTATGAAGCTTGGAAATTCAACGAGGAGATGGAACATGAGAATCAAAACATCAAATGACTCTATAATCAATGTTGACAGAGTGAAGCGCAGCGTCACAATTGAAGGAGTTGAGTTTGGTTCAGATTGTAGCGCTCTGGTATCTAAGAATAAAGACGGAACAGGGACAATCACTCTGATATTTGAAGGGAAAATTATTTAAAAAAAGGAGTAAAAACAATGTTTACACAATACAATCACGAGACAGGAAAAACTAAACTTACGAAACTTGCAAAAGGTGGAATCATTACAATTGCAGCTATTGCCTCGCTTGGGATTTTTCGGGTGACTGCTTTGAAGCGCATCCCAGCTAACACAGTCGGTGTAAAGGTTAGTGCAATTGGAGGAGTACAAGAAAGCACCTTGCAAACAGGCTATCATCTGAAAATGCCTTTCATTGACACGGTGTATACTCTATCAACATCAGTTCAAACAAAAACAATGGAGAAAATTACAACTCAGACAAAAGATGGGCAATGGCTGAATACTAACATTGACGTAAAATATCGTGTCAACAAGGAAAAAGCCATGACGGTATTCTCTAACTACACTACATTGGAAACAGTCAATGATAGTGTAGTATCTCCAGCAGTCCAGCGAGCGATTGAGTCTGTTACAGGTAATTATGATATCTACGATATTCTTGGAAATAAGAGGACAGAAGTCTATGAGGCTATTGATAAAGCATTAAAAGAGAAATTTGAGTCTTATGACTTGGAGTTCGTTTCCTTTACGATAACCGATCAGGATGCAGGAGATGAGATCGAGCAGGCGATTAAAAATGAGTCTGTAAAACAGAAGGAGATTGATACAGCTAAACAAGAACAAGAAAAAGCTAAGGTTGAAGCCGACACCAAGAAAGTTCAAGCTCAAGCTGAAGCGGATGCCGGTATCATCAAAGCAGAGGGTGAAGCCAAAGCTAACAAAGCGAAGTCAGACTCAATCACAGATAACCTTATCCGCATGAAGGAAGCAGAAGCCAGAGAAAAGCATGGTTGGGTTACTGTCAATGGCGCAGGCAGCGTGATTACTAATCATGAGTAAAATATTATCAATTGCGTAAAAATACATCAGGAGGTAAGGTTTGGCAATAGACATCAAAAAAAGATTGAAGGCTCTGCCTTATATCGATATCAAAGCGAAGTCAAAGCATCAGGAAATCATCAGCTTGAAGTCAGGCATTTTACGAGGGCAGCAGTTCGATAGAATGCCGAAATCAAAAAGCAACAAGAATCAAACTGAAGAATTGAATGTGTTGATCATTGATAAGTCAGATCAGCTATATGAAGAAATCAAACAAATGTACCACGAACGTGACGAACTCGTTCAAGCGATTGAGTCGCTCGATGATCCAGTGGAAAACATCGTGATGCGATTATTGTATATTGACGGATTGTCTTGGAAAGAGGTTCAAATTAAACTAAATTGTAGCCCTGCAACTATCCAGCGAGCAAAACATAAAGCGTTACTAAAATTATCTAAAATGTATGATAAGAATGATAGCAAATGATAATTTTAATGTGCTAAATTAGTATCATGAAGAATAGCAGAGAGGAAACCTCTGCTTTTTTTGTGCACTAAAAAGGAGGTGAGGATATGTGGTAGTTGTTGAACCAATCAGAAATAGAGATGATGTTCAGCTTATGATTGAATGGCTGACGTTGCATAGCGCAGTCAAAGAGTCAGATAGACAACGCAACCTCATGCTCTTCTTGTCTGGTGTTAATCTGGGTTTTCGTATTGGTGATATTGTTAAACTGAAAGTAAAGCACGTTAAAGGCTGGCATGTCCAAATCGTCGATGAAAAGACAGACAAGCCAACTAAACGAAAGATGCCGAAGAAATTCAAGAATGCAATGAGGCAGTACATCAAAGACAAAAAAGATGAAGATTTCCTCTTTCCAAGCAGGAACGGAAAACATCAGCATATCAAACCTAACACAGCTTACAAGATTATCAAAAGAGCTGCTGAAGAAGTTGGTCTGGAAAATATAGCGACTCACTCAATGAGAAAGACCTTTGGTTTATTCATGTATGAGCAAACAAAGGATGTTGCTCTGATAATGGATCTACTGAACCATTCAAGCCAGAGTATTTCACTACGATATATCGGCAAAAACCAAGATTCACAAGACAGAGCCATGACGAAGTTTCAAGGCTTTTAATTTTTTTATTTTAACATCAATTCATTATTTTGAGGTTATGATGATTTCATTTCAAGCATGCAAGATAAACGCTTGATAAATCTGAGTTAAAACTCATGTAGCGAATTCATTAGAATATGTAAAACAATGAATTGATAGGGTAAAAACAAAGGAGTTTACATAGTTATGAAAGGCACTTTTAAAAGACTATCTAATAAAGGAACAACCAACCAAAAACCATTAGGAAAGATTGTAGTTGGAGTCGAAATTGAAAATTGCTCAGAATTAAAAGAATTGACTCAAGAATGTTGTGAAGCAATCGAACACTTGAACAATTGCATTGACAAGCTAAATAAATTCGAGCTCAAAGCATCGACATCAATAATCGAATGATCGAAGTTTCAACTCGAGAAGAGCGCAACCAGTTTTACAATTCCAGTGAATGGAGAGCGCTTCGTAAGTTAGTACTTGAACGTGATCACAACGAATGCGTTTGGTGCAAAGACGAAGGCAAAGTCACGAGAGAGAACCTAGAGGTTGACCACATCAAGGAGCTAGAGTTCTATCCAGAGTTTGCACTTGATATTGATAATCTACGAACATTGTGCAAAGCATGTCATAATAAGAGACATGATCGCTTTGATAAGAATGACAGAAATTTCAGAAAAGATGAATGGTGGGGTTAGGTGAACAAATCTTAAATACCCCCGGTCAAAAAAATCGGAAATTTTCAAAGATGTCGGTAAGCGGTCTGCACTCGACTGTCCAAATTTTTAACGAAAAATAAAAGGGGGTGGGGGGTAATGGAAGAATACTCAGAAAAAAATATAAAAGAATTAGAAAATCAGCTACTTTCTAAAATCGGCTACTTTAGTCCTAGAAAAAAGGATGCGATCCAGTACGAAAAAGTGAATCGATATCTTTATCTTGTCAGATTGCTGTATGAGCTGAAAGCTAAACTTCATGAAGACGGATTGGTCATCACAGTTCACAACGGGCAACAAAGATTCCAAAAAGCGAATTCTCTCATCAAGGAAATCAACACAACAAGCAATCAGCTTTTGGCGATTGAGCGGTCGTTTGATTTTGAGGTGGAAAACTCGCCTGTTGAGAAACCGACGTCTGGAAGTGACCTGTTATGATTTCTCATCCGCTGATTGATGACTACATCAAAATGGCCGAGCGCGGAGAAATCGTCGTCAACAAAGAAAGAAAGCTGCTGTTTAAAATCATCAAGGAGAAAATCTATCCTCGTGATGATTTGTATTTTGATAATGACTTAATTGACAAGTTCATTCGTTTTACGGAAAAGAACTTTTTCCCTTTGGCAAAGTACCAGCTTTTCTTGACTCCGTTTATCTTTCTTTTTCGGAAGGAGGACGGGGAGCCACACTTCGACGAGTATCTATACACACTCGCTCGTGGGGGTGGTAAGAATGGTTTCATGTCAGCCAGGTCATCGTTCTTTATCAGTCCTATCTACCCTATCAGAGATTATGATGTAACTATCACCGCTAACTCTGAGAAACAGGGGAAGGTGTCATTTGAGGAAGTTTATGAAACCATTCAAAGGCGTGGTCTTGAGGACCATTTCTATCTAACTAAAATGTCTATCACAGGTCGAGCGAATAACTCGGTCTTTTCTTTTCGGACGAATAATCCGAAAACCATGGACTCGGCTCGTGATGGTTGTCTTGAGTTTGACGAGATTCACCAGTTTGAAGATGACAAGGCTGTGAAGGTTCAAAGGTCCGGTCTTGGTAAGATTGCTCATGCTCGGACTTTCTACAACGGTACGAATGGATATGTGCGTGAGGGATTTTATGACAAGCTGATAGAGAAGTCTATGCAAATCTTGAATGGAGAGGTTGATGATTTCAGGTTATTCCCTTTCATCTGCAAGCTTGACAATGCGGATGAAGTGGACGACATGAAGAATTGGCCAAAGGCAAATCCGATGTTGGATGAAAGCACTCCTTACGCTAAGAGGTTGCTTGCGAGAACTAAGGCTGACTATGATGACCTTGAGCTGGAACCGTCTGGCCGTCAGGAGTTCATGACTAAACGGATGAACCTTCCTGAAGCAGACCTTGAGAAAGATGTTACCTCTCGAGAAAAGCTAGTTGCTTGTTTGCGGTCTCCTGGTATCGACTTGAAAGGTCGATCATGTGTTGCTGGGTTTGACTATGCGAGCATCCGAGACTTTGCGAGTGTTGGTTTGCTCTTTAAAAATGGGGATGAGTTTATCTGGAAGCAACATTCATTTGCTCGTAAAGCATTTTTGAAAGCTTTTAAGCTGAAAGCTCCTATTCAGGAATGGGCAGACAGAGGCTTGTTTACAATTGTGGACGGTCCTAGTATTGACCCTCGTTTATTGGTCGAAAAATTGAATGAATGGAGTAGAGAATATCAAATCGAGCTAGTCTGTGCCGATGGTTTTAGAATGGACTTATTGAAACCACTTCTTGAAGAAGCAGGATTTGAATATGAGTTCTTGCGGAATCCTGGGGCGATTCAATCGAAGGTTGCTCCAATTATTGAAGATGGATTTGCTAATGAGCGTTTTGTCTTTGAGGGTGATAACTCTATGATTTGGTATACGGATAATACCTACGTCAAAGAGGACAAGGATGGCAATAAGCGTTTCTTGAAGAAAGAGCCCGTCAGAAGAAAGACGGATGGTTTCCATGCGTTGATTGCTGCTCTTTACAAGAGGGAGCTGGTGCAAGAGTCGAATGTCGGTGAATTTCTCGACATGATTGATGGCTGGGAGTTTTAAAAAATAAATTTGGGTGGGTGGTCGGCAGAAACTAAAAGAAAGGAGGAAGTGCATTGGGGTTACTGAATTTATTTAAGCGTGAAGTACCAGAGGTTAGTTTTGATTTCGAGGATCTTGAGCGGATGTTTGGCAATCTGCAACTTAAAAGCTTAGCGATTGATAAGTCAGCTGAGTTTATCGCTCGAATTTTCGCTAAGTCAGCATTTAAATATCAAGAAAACGGTAAGGCCAAGTCTTCTGATTGGGACTACTTACTGAATGTGAGACCAAACAAGAACGAATCTGCATCAGACTTTTGGCAAAAGGTTGTCTACAGGTTGATTACTAAGAATGAGGTCCTAATCTTTCTTACAACTGATGACCAGTTACTCGTTGCTGACTCTTACACACGAACTAAATATGCTGTTTATGATGATGTGTTTGAGTATGTGACTTGTAGAGGATACACCTTTGAGAAGCGTTTTAGGATGAGCGAAGTCATTTTCTTACAGTACAACAATAACCGACTGCAAGATTATATTTCTGACTTATTTGCTGATTACGAGAAGTTGCACACTCGTTTGGTCGAGGCCTTGGCTAGGAATAATCAAATCAGAGGAACTCTGAAAACCAAAAACAATGGGAGTTTTGATAAGCAGATGCGTGATAAACTCCAATCATATGCTGATGGTCTTTTTAAATCATTTAGCACTAAGACGATTGCCATTGTTCCAGCTCAAGATGGAATGGAATACACTGAGCATACGAATACAACAGGGACTTCAAATATTTCTGTTGATGAGTTGAAGAAACTTCGTCGGCAATTTGATGATGAGGTCGCTGATATCTTAGGGATTCCAACAGCCTTAATTCACGGAGACATGGCCAATCTGGAAAATAGCCAAAAAATGTTTAATAGTTATTGCTACCAATCACTCGTTAAGAAAATGAGTGATGGGCTTAATTTCGCATTAGTGTCAAGATCGAGATACGAGCGAAATAATCTATTTGTAATCATTGGCGAAGGTCAGAGAGATAAGTTTGCACTAGCTGGAAGCATTGATAAGCTCATTTCTTCTGGAGCGATGACTCGAAACGAGGTGCGCTCTGAACTTGGCTTAGAATCTGTCCCTGGTGGCGATAAATTCCTCATCACCAAAAATTATCAACTTGGTGAACAGTTAGAGAAAGGAGGTGAGAAAGAAGATGAAGGTAATTCCGATTAAGGGTACGATTGTATCAAACAATGACAGATGGCTTTACGATTGGCTTGAGTGGGATGCAACCGCTCCGAAAGATGTCGTCCTTCCTGAAAGTGGTGAATCGATTGAGGTTCATATCAATTCGGGTGGTGGAGATGTCTATGCTGGTAGTGAAATCTATACTGCTCTACGCTCGTATCCTGGTGACGTGACCGTGAAGATTGTCGGTATTGCAGCAAGCGCAGCAAGCGTGATTGCAATGGCAGGAGATACGGTTGAAATCAGTCCGACTGCCCAAATCATGATCCACAATGTTTCAACACAAGTAAATGGAGACCATAATACCTTGCTTCATGAAGCTGGGGTACTAGAAGGGTTTAACAAATCTATCGCTAGCGCCTATGTTCATAAGACTGGTAAAGCTCTGGATGATTTACTTGCTTTGATGAATAAGACTACCTGGTTTGATGCTGAGTCAGCTTTGAACCATGGGTTTGTAGACAAGATTATGTTTGCAAATGAAGTCGCTCCGACTTTGGTTGCGAGCGAAACGCCTATGATCCCAAGCGATTTTATCGAGAAAATGAGGTCAGCAATGACACCAGATATTGATAAAATCGCAAAACTGGTAGTTGAAAAGCTAGAAGCTAAACTACCAGATATACAAATCGACAAAGAGGCTTTCGAAAATAGCGAATTTGTACAGAAGAAATTCAATTTTCCAGAAAGTCCAGAAAATAACACAGACAAGGCTGTTCCTAAAGGGTTCGGTCTTTTTATGTTTTAAGAAAGGAAAAAACAGAATGACAATGACATTATCTAATCAATTTGAAAAACAACGTCAGGCATTTTTGGATGCCGTTACAAATGGCGCTCCTCAAGAAGAACAAGCAAAACTCTACAATGACATGATTGAGTCCATGACAAATGAAATGATGGCTCAAGCTCGTGATGCTGCCCGTGAAGAAGTTTCTGCCTTGAATCCATACGATGCTAAGCTGACCGCTGAAGCTCGTGAGTTTTTCAATAACATTGAAAAAGCAGCACCTCAAGGGATTGAGAAGCTCATCCCACAAGAAATCATTGATCGCATCTTTGAAGATCTGGTACAATCTCGCCCACTCCTTCAACACATTGGCCTTAAAAATGCTGGTATTCGCTTGAAATTCCTCAAATCAGAGCAAACAGGTCAAGCTGTTTGGGGAAAAATCAATGGGGAAATCCAAGGACAGCTCAAACAAAAATTCAACGAAGAAGAAGCAATTCAACACAAATTGACAGCTTTCGTTGTAATTCCAAAAGATGCTGAAAAATTCGGCCCAGCTTGGTTGGCAAAATTCGTCTCTGCTCAAATCACAGAAGCCTTCGCAGTTGCACTTGAAGCTGGTTTCTTGAATGGTGATGGGGATAACAAACCTATCGGTCTTTCTCGCACTCTTACAGGAACTGTTTCAGGCGATCATACAACTCATGATGAAAAAACAGCTCAAACTACTAAGTTGACTTTTGCTGACTCAGCAACCGTAGTCAAAGAATTGACAAATGTTTACAAACATCACTCTGTAAAAGCGGACGGAACAACTCCAGTTGCAGTAGAAGGCAACCTTGTGATGGTTGTTAACCCAGCTGATGCTTGGGATGTAAAGAAACAATACACTTCGTTGAATGCTCAAGGAGTTTATATCACTGCGATGCCATTTAACCTTATCTTGGTTGAATCCGTGGCGCAGACTGCTGGTAAAGTCACTACATTTGTCAAAGGTCGTTATGATGCCTTTGTCGGTGGCGGTATTTCATTCGGTCGCTACACAGAAACCTATGCTTTGGAAGATTTGAACCTCTACACTGCTAAGCAATTTGCTTATGGTAAGGCTCACGATGAAAAGACTGCAGCAGTCTGGACTCTACAACTTCCTCAAGCCTAATCTAGGAGTTGAACCATGACTCCAGAAGAACAACTTCATCCACTCCTTAAATCTTTCAAGGAGCGGATGAGGATTTTTCATACTGGAGAGGATAATAACCTCTCCCGTATGTTGGAAAGTTCTGAGTCAGCCATCCTCAATCTGGTCGGTAGTAAGGACACTACTGATCCACGAGTGAGGGAGCTTATTTTAGAACGTGCTCGATATGCCTACAATGACCAAGTTGAATTTTTCTATGGGAACTTTCAAGGGGATTTGATGGCATTGTCACTAGAAAATTACAAACCGGAGGAAAAACATGATTAAGGTTTTAAAAGGCTTTTACGACCTCAAAGAAGGGGTATTTCGTTCCATTGGTCAAGAATTTGAAGCGTCAAAAGAGCGCTTTGATGAAATCAACGAAGCGCTGCCTGACTTTGTTGAATGGGAAGAAAAAACTACAGAAGTAACAACGCCTGATGTCTCATTATACTAATCGTCCTAGCTATCGTTACAAGAAGCCTGAGTCTCAAAACGGAGACTTGAGGACTCCCCTGACTTTCTATACTTCTAAAGTTAAAGAGGGGGTTGATGGCCGTGATGTGAGTTACAAGAAGGCTTTTTATACGATGGGCCAAGTTTACTCACCTAGTTTCAAAGATATTGAGATTGCGACTGGAAAAGCATTGAAAGCTAAGATGACTTTGAAAATTCGTGATCCTTTGGATGATTACCAACCTGACAATCGCCACTTTGTCGAAGTTGAGGATTTGCGCCTAAAAGGTAAAAAATGGCAAATCATCGATGTACGTCCCGATTATCATAATCGGGACTTTTTGATAGTTATTATCGGAGGTGGTCGTGATGTCTAGTGGAGCTAATCTAAAAGGATTTGATGATGTTTTGAGGAATATCGAGGCTCGTTTAGGTGAGCCAGTGGTTCGTAGAAAGGTCAACAAGACTTTGAAGGAGACGGTTGAGGAGTTTGAGCCTACTTTCAAACGGGCTATGGCGATGTACGCTGACACTGGGAAGACGGTTGGTGCGGTTGTTCATGGAAATGTGACAGGTACTGCTAGTGGTGTTCCAATGGTTAAATTAGGTTTCAAAAGTCCTCGTTGGACTCTTATTCACTTAAATGAATTTGGATACGTAAAGAATGGACATCCTCGTGGTTTCGGTATTATGCGTCGCTTTTTTGAAGGCAGCAAACCAGTCTTCAAATCTAAAGTCGGCATGAAATTAAAACAGGAGTTTTTGTAATGATTAAGGACAAATTAACTGAACTCTACAACGCTTTGGAAGAAGATGAGTCTTTATCTGGTATTAGTATCAAGTCATTTGAACGTCCTGAGACCTTGGGAGATGATGAAACAAGTATTGTCATTATCCCTGTCGGTCCTCCGATGCAGACGGCTCATGGGAGCAATACTAGTCTGGCTAAGACTTTTCTCTATCAAATCAATGTAGAGTCTACTGATCGAGTGGAGTGTAAGAAACTCCAAGGAAGAATTGAAAAAATAATGGAAAATCAGGGATTTTATCAGACTGAAGGTGGTCTGGAACAATGGATTCCTGACATCAAGCGCTATGTAGATGCTCGGACCTACAAGGGTCAGAGCTCTCTATACGAAGAATACTAAATTAAAGAAAGAGGTGCTATAAATGGCATTAGTTGGTTTTAAACGTATGACAATTCGTGTGTTGGATGGTAATGCTACTCCAACGCTCGGACAAAACCTTTTCGTAATCGAAGGTAAGACGGGAGAAGGTGCAACTCGTACTGCTAAAATTTCTGGTCTTGCAAGTGATCCAGTTAAAACGTATGGGAGCGATATTGCTTATCACGTATCCAATCGTGGCGTTGGAGATGTGAAGATGGAAATGACTGCGGTTGATATTCCTTCGACAGTACTCGCTAAAATTCTCGGACACCAAGTCAAAGATGAAATCATTGGTATTGGTGCAGACACAGTTGCTCCATTCTGCGCTGTTATGCTTGAGTCTAAGACTGCAAATGGGACTCAGGCACAAGTCGGGTTCTTTAAAGGTCAGTTTTCAATGGACGCTGAAGAGCTTGAAACACTTAAAGATAAGCAAGAAGAACTTCCAGATGATAGCTTGAACTTTGCTGCTATCGCAAGCGACAATACTGAAACAAATGGTCTTTACTATGTGAAATATATTGGTAAGGATGAAACCAAGCTCAAGAAATTCAAAGGCCAACTTAAAATGGTTGCTGCAGTGTAGGGAGAGGGCGCAAGCTCTCTTTTTATCTTTTTTCTAGAAAGGAAAGTAAATGGCTAAGGTTAAATTTTTAATTAAAAATGAAAAAGGTCAAGATGTTCAAAAAACTAGTAAGGAAATTACTACTAAGGACTATCGTGACTATCTGATCCTCAATGAAGCACTATCATCTGATACGTCGGAGGTAGAGAAATTAGACAAGCAATTGGAATTCATCGCCTCACTCTTTGAAGATTTGGAAGTGGAAGAGCTTTTGAAATTCACGGACATGGCAGATATTTTTGCGGTATCTGCAGACATCTACTCTCATCTGGTGGGTGATGTTGACCCAAAGGAGAAAAAATAAAGCCGAGTGAAGCACTGAAACGGTTTTATGGGTTTGTCAAGCAAGCTACTGAGGGTCCATACGGTATGAGTATCCGGGATGTTATGGATACGAGCTGGGAAGACCTAATGGGCGTTCTTGGCGAAACCGAATCTGCTAAAACTGAGGAAGTCATGGATCTTGCTGACTTTATCCAGCTTATCTGATGCAAAGGCTTTACAAAACACTTCAATAGGCATATAATAAGGGTAAGGAGGTGAGTGGGATGAAGATGGTAGAACGAAATCGCAGACGATGTCTATTTTGGACATTGACTTTTGTAATATACATCTGTTTTGGTATTTACTGTGTTTGTACGAACTTTGGAAATACGATTGGGCAGATATTATTGTCGCCATTCATCATCGCTTCTTTGCCTTTATATGGATATGGCCTCCTAGGTGTTTTTATATGGGCAATGATGTCTATGGCTTTTAATGATTATAAGAAATAAAAATAAGAAAAGTCCGCAAGGGCTTTTTTCTTTTACCTGAGAAGTTAGGAAGGAGAACAATATGGCAAGCGGTACGCCGTTAGGTCAGATGTATATCGAGCTAGGGCTGGACGTGTCAAAGTTCAACCCTACTCTGAATGGTGCAAAAAACGCTGTAAAGTACTTTCAAAGCAATGTCCGTTCTTTGGATAGTACTTTAAAAGGAAATGAAAAAAATGCTAGCTTACTTCAAGCTAAATACAAGACTTTAGGGCAGGCTATTGATTCACAACGTAAAGTTTTGGATGAGATGAAGAAAAGTTTTGATAAACTCGACCCTGGAACAGCTAACTTTGATAAAGCTGCTGCTGATATTCAGCGTGAGAATGCTAAGTTGGCAGCAATGGAAAACCAGCTACGTGGAGTTGAAAAAGCTTTGAAAGATGTTGGTCGCGAAAATAGCTGGGCTGGGAAAATGGACAAGCTAGGAGATACCTTTAAGAGGGGTGGCGAAAAACTCCGTGAAATGGGAGATGCTATGAAGCCTGTATCGACAGCTCTTACTGCTGGCTTTGCTTTGTCAACCAAGAAAGCTATAGACTTTGAAAGTCAAATGAATACGACCAAGTCGCTCCTAGCAGATACCATCCCAACTGCGGATGAACTGAATAGTACTACACAAAAATTGGGTGAGAGTTCGAAAGGTTGGGCGAAGCAGTATGGTATTTCAACATCCTCGATCAATGAGGGGATGCAGGAAATCATCAAAAAAGGGTTTGATGCTAATCAGACTATTGCTGCTATGCCTGCTATATTAGATGCTGCTAAGGCATCGGGGGATGATTTTAACGTGGTAATGAATGCTTCGACTAACATCTTGCGTCAGTTTGGGCTAGAGGCTAAAGATACGAACCGTGTTACAGATAGCTTGACTTATGTGGCCAATAAGACATCGGCGGGCTTTTCAGATATGGGGCTAGCTATGGAGTATATAGGTCCTGTAGCTCACTCTTTAGGGATGTCTATCGAAGAAACGTCTGCAGCTATCGGTCTTCTTTCTGATAATGGTATCGCTGGGGAAAAGGCTGGTACAGCTTTACGTGGTGCGCTTTCTAAATTGCTCAAGCCTTCTAAATCCAATGCTGCAGCAATGAAAGAGCTTGGTTTTACTGTGGAAGAATTCCAGTCCGGTGCATTGAAGTTGCCAGATATCATTGATCGCATCAAGGAATCAACAAAAGGGTGGACAGATGCTGAGAAATCGTCTGCTATTGCTCGTGCCTTTGGTGTTGAAGCTCAAACTGGGATGAATGCCCTTATCAACCAAGGAGGAGATGCGCTACGTAAACTTACTAAAGAAACTGAAAACGCTCGTGGATATACTAAGAAATTGGCGGATGAGTTATCTAAATCATCTAAAAATGGAGTAGAGCGATTCAAGTCCAGTCTGGAAGTGCTTCAAATCAATATCGGTCAGAAACTCTTGCCTCTACTCACGCCTCTACTTGAAAAGGCAAATGAGTTTATTGAATGGCTAGATAAGGCACCCGAAAGTACACAGAAGTTAGTACTTGGTTTTGGTGGTTTCTTAGCTTTGGGGTATCCATTGCTGAATATGTTGGGGAATGCATCAACAGGATTAGGCTATCTCTTTAAAGGTGGTAGTAAGGTTGCGAGTCTGTTTTCTAAGGGGTTAAGTCTTGGAAAAGCGGGTACGGAAGCGGCTGAGCTAGGAACTCAGGTAGCTGAGACTGCAGGGAAAACTGGGCTACTCAAGACAGCTTTGGCTGGATTAACGAGTCCTGTTGGGCTTTTAGTCGGAGGTACGGTTCTGCTGGCTGGTGGTCTAGCCTATCTAGCTAACGAGAAAGACAAGGCTCGTATCAAAGCGGAGGAATTTGGCTCTACATTAGATGATGTTCAGCGTGAAGAATTGCGAAACTTCCAAAAAACGGTCGATGAAACCAGCATAGCCGTCGCAAACTTTGGAAGTACAGCAGGAGATGCTGAAAAGGTATCTGGAGCCTTTAAAAAGCTCTATGAAGAAATCGCTACTGCTGCCGATAAGACCAACAAACGAATGGAAGAGTTGGGGGCTAAGTGGGGTCTTAGTGAGGACGATATTGCAAAAGCCAAGGAAAGAAATGGCCAAGTAGTATCTAACACTGAGGCTATGATGAATCAAATTAATGAGATTTATCAGCGACACAATGGTGATGCGAGCAAGTTCTCTCAAGAGGAGAAAGAAATCATCCTGAACAATCAGAATGAGATGATTAAGGCTAAGTTAAAGTTGATGAGTTTGTCGGAAGAACAACAAACAGCAGCACTTCAAGCCTTAAATGGTAAAATCAGCTCACTCAACGAAACACAGTTAAAACATACTAGAGATGTTTTAAAACAGGCTATGGATGAAGAAAAGAAACTCTACGAGAACTCAAAGAGTGAGTGGAAAGAGTTGCTTGATGGAAAAGCAATAGATCAAGAAACTTACAACAAGAAAATGCAAGATCTTGAAGCTAAGCATACTCAAACGATGGAAGCTCTGGGAAGTAAGTATTACCAGGTCATGCGAAATCTTGACGATAAGGTGAAAGCTCGAACTGGCCAAAGTTGGAACTATTGGGAAGAAGCCAAGAAAGTTCTGGAGGAGTACGGCCTATCCTATGAAGAAATCGGGAAGAAAGCTGCGGAAGCCTCTCAAAAGGTAGGTAATTCACATAGTATCCTTGCTAACTACACCAGTGAGATGAGCAAGGAAGTGAAAGATGCTAACGATGCATGGTCGTTGCTGGTCGGTAACATTGATAAGAATGGGAATTTCCAAGTAAAATCCAATGTTAAGGAAGTCATCGGAGAGGCTGCTAAATCTGCGGAAGGTTGGGAACAATTGCAGTTCATTGCTAAAACTGCGGATATCAACTCAAACGCTCGTGTGACTATCGCTGAGGCTCTTGTCGAATCTGGTAAATGGAAAGACATGACCCTCGAAGAGAAACAAGTAATCGTCAAGAACCAAGCTGGGTTACAAGCCATCTTTGATAGTGAAACCCATCTTAAAACATGGAACAGTATGCCAGCCGAAGTCAAAGAACTCCTCATGAAGAATACAGACATCATGAACAAGGCGGAGGAAGCCTCAAAGGCTCTGTCTAATTATGAAGCTCTGAAACCAAAACAGAAGGAGTTGCTGGCTAATGATGAAAGCGTCCGAAAAGCAGTCGCTCGCTCAACTGATACTTTGACAACCTGGAATGCTACAACTCCGTTCACAAAAGATTTGAAGGCAGATCCTACGAATGTTTTGAATAATGGCCAGTTATCTATCGATAAGATTACAGCATGGAATTTTGCATCAGCCGAAACAAAATCTTTGGATGCTGTAGATAATACGAGCGCAGCTGTTGGAAGTGCTATTTTGAGTGTTAATTCACCAAAACAAGAAGCTCCTATCAACCTGTTTGCTGCTGATCAAACGGGAGGTGTGCGAAACGAGACGAGCGGTGCTATCAATGCTATCAAGCAGTACGATCCAGTGAATATCCTTGCTAAGAATGGTACTAATAGCACTGTTAGTGAGGTTAAAACGGGTGTGAATGGCATTCAGGACAAAACCGTTACTATTAGTGCTCGAGACAATGCTTCTGGTGTTCTTTCAGGTATTAAGAGCTGGATTGATAGTGTGACTGGTAATTTCTTTACGAATATCTTTGCGAGCAAGCATGCCCACGGGACTAACTATCACCCGGGTGGACTTGCTATCGTCAATGACCAACGGAACAGCAACTATAAGGAAATGGTCACTCTGCCAAATGGTCGTAGTTTCATCCCTCAAGGTAGAGATGTCTTGCTCCCTCTTCCAAAAGGTTCTAAGGTCTTGCGAGCTGATAAGACTAGACGTTTGATGCGTGAGATGGGTGTTCCGAAATACGCTTCTGGTATCGGGATTCCGAGCGATGCGAAATTCCTCCGTGAAATGGAAGAAGCGCAACGTAATATCACAATTCAGACTACTAGCGTCCAAAATGGGCAAGATACAGATAAAGTCGTGTCTGAGATGAGGATTCTGAGAGCAAGTTTAGAAAAAATCCTTACTGCTATCCTTAACAAAGACACGAATAATTATATGGATAGCACTATAGTGACGGATATTATAACCAAGAAGCAGAAAGAGCGAGAAAGAATGACACTAAGAATGAAGGGAGTACTTGAATGAGTGAAGTGACAATGCGTTTCAATAAAACTGATTTTCGAGATCTTATTGAAATTCATGACATCCAACGAGATATCGGGAACAATCGCTCTATCTCTATCGACTATGCACCAAGAATCGGAGTCAATATTCAGCAACAAAACATTGATGCAAAATATATCAAGGTGGACTTTTCCATCTGGTCTAAAGACAGAAATACCCTCAAGCATAAGCTTGCGGGTATTTTTAATGTTGACGGCGCTAAAAAACTTATCTTCTCAGATGAGCCTGACAAATACTATCTGGCTATGCCGATTGAAAGTATTTCGATGCAGGAGACGAGCGGGCGACGGTCAACTGGTTCTATAAAATTCATTGTTCCAGACGGTGTAGCCCATAGCTCAGCTTATAAGAATTTCAATAGCGATGCAAATGCACAGAGCGCAACCGATAAAATGGTTTTTGACCTAGTAAACAACGGAACCGTTGAGGCTTTTCCAATTATCCGAGTTAAGCATAATGCTGAGAATGGATATATTGGAGTTGTCAATAACAATTCAGCTTTTGAAGTTGGAAATCGAGAGGAAACTGACGCTGGCATTGTTAAAAAATCCGAGGTTTTGCTGGATTTTAGAGGTGATAGGATTTCAGATGCGTTTAATCGAGCGGTTAAAAATAGGGCTATCACAAATGATAACGGTGAGACAGTGACTGGGGCATCTGAATTGACTACATTGTGGGACAAGAAGCACATCAGACTACGAGATCAAACTATTCAAGGTCGCTACGGGAACTATGCAACAGGATTATCATGGGATATTCCAGTAGATACAGCAGGTGAAAGCGGCTCACTCAATGACTATCTATTCTGTAAGCAAGTTTTTCAAGCAGAGTCAGCAACTCAATATGGCTTTATCAAAATAACTGTATCAGATACAAGCGGTCAATTCTTGTATGGCGTTGAGACATTTAAGCGCTCTAAAGGACAAGAATGCGAGTTTAATATCTTTGGTTCAGATGGTAAAGGTAAATATAACTTTCTAAAACTTCTAAATTTCACAGGTACATCCGATAATGTCTCAAATCCGTTTAGTAAAGATAGAGGGCAATTTGAGATTAAGCGTAATGATAGCACAGTACAGGTTTATTACAATGGCTCAAATTACAACTTTGTTATCCCTGAAATTAAGGGCAAAAAATCAGCTAAAATTCATGTCACTCTAGGAGCTTATTACGACAAGCCTATGGTATCACACATGTATATAGACGAGTTGATGTTCCGTAAGGATTTTGTACCTATGACGGGTGACATCCCAAATCGTTATCCTATGGGTTCAAATGTTGTAATCAACAGTGAAGATGATACGGTCTATATTGATGGCATCGCTAAAGCTGGGGAGGTTGTTGATGGTTCACAATGGCTATCTATCCCTCCAGGTAATTCAAAATTAGAAATGTATTTCTCTAGCTTCATCAAAAAACATCCGACGGTAACGATTGAATTTGAAGAGAGGTGGCTATAATGCTATTAACGATTCATGATGCAAATTTGCAAAAAGTTGCTTTTGTCGATAACAGCAAGCAAAGCACACTTAATTTTTACAACGATATTTGGACTAGAAGTTTACAAACAGGATCATCCACTTTTGAATTCACTGTATTTAAAAAGGCTATTAAGTCAGACACTCCAACACAAAAAGCATATTCTCATCTTAATGAAAGAGCGTGGGTGTCGTTCAAATATCATGGCAAGAGCTTTATTTTCAACGTTATGCAGGTTGAAGAAAACGAGCAAACAATCAAATGTTATTGCGAAAATCTCAATCTTGAATTAATCAACGAAGTAGCCAATCCGTATAAAGCTACAAAGGAGATGAACTTTGCTGAGTATTGTGAGGCCATGGACCTATTAAACTATACTCACCTTGCCATTGGCATTAATGAAATTTCAGATTACAAACGTACTCTTGAATGGGAGGGGAAAGAAACCAAACTAGCCCGTCTATTAAGCCTAGCCAAACGCTTTGATGCTGAGATTGAATTTGATACACAGTTAAACGCTGACAGTACAATTAAGAAATTTGCTATCAATGTCTATCATGAAAACGATGATACACATCAAGGTGTAGGCCGTATCAGAAATGATATACAGTTAAAATATGGCAAAAACATCAATTCTATCAATAGAAAAGTTGATAAGACTGGCATTTTCAATACAATCCGTCCAACAGGTAAAAGACGTGTTAAAAATGGAGCTGGTGAAGAGGTTGAGGAAGTGGTAACTATCCGAGGCCTTGATGATTGGAAAAAGTATAACAAAGACGGTATTTGTGAGTTTTACCAGCGCAACGAGTCCCTTTATGCACCTATCTCAATGCAACTCTATCCATCAACATTCTCACACGGTACAGCTGATGATCAATGGACAAGAAAAGATTTTAGCTATGATACCGATAATCCTAAAGAATTAAGGCGTTTAGCATACAATGAACTGAAAAAACATTGTTATCCAGCAATTACTTATGAAGTTGATGGTTTTGTAGATGTTGAGATCGGAGATACAGTTAAAATTCATGATGATGGTTTCAATCCCTTGCTGGTAGTTCAAGCGCGAGTTACTGAACAGAAAATCAGCTTTTCAAATCCAGCAAGTAACAAAACAATCTTTTCAAACTTTAAAGCCTTTGAAAATCAGTTATCGGACGGAATACAAGAGGCTCTTGAACGCTTATTTGAGCAGTCTAAACCTTACATCATCAAGCTATCTACTAGCAATGGTATCATTTTTAAAAATCAAACTGGAGAAAGCATTATCACTCCTACACTTTACAAGGGCAGTAAGTTGATAGCTGGAGTTTCATGGAGGTGGTCTCTAAATGGGATTGTAACAACTGGTCAGACATACACCGCTAGAGGTAGAGATATTTCTGGCGTAATCACATTGACTGTTGCAGCTTACATAGACAATGAAGAAGTCGCAGTTGACGAAATCTCACTAGTAAATGTATCCGATGGTCAGAATGGCCAAAAGGGCGACAAGGGAGACCCAGGTAGGGATGGGATCGCTGGTAAGAATGGAGTGGGTTTAAAATCTACTGTCATCGCTTACGCATCGTCTACATCAGGGGCTAACGCCCCTGATTCTGGATGGGGAAACTCTGTCCCAATTATTCCAGCTGGGCAATATCTCTGGACTAAAACAACCTGGAATTATACAGACAGCACCTCTGAAACTGGTTACTCAGTGGCTAGGATTGGTAGAGACGGAAATACTGGTAGGGACGGTGTTGCTGGTAAGGATGGCGTTGGTATCCGTGCAACAACCGTAGTTTATGCTAGCTCCACATCGGGGACTGTTCCACCAACTAGTGGGTGGTTATCTCAAATCCCTAGCGTTCCAGCTGGCCAATACCTTTGGACAAGAACCACATGGAGCTATACAGATAACACCTCAGAGACAGGTTTTTCTGTTTCAAAAATGGGGGAAACTGGTCAAAAAGGTGCTAAAGGTGACCCTGGACCACAGGGAGCAATAGGCCCTAAAGGTGATAGAGGAGAAAAAGGCGAGCGTGGGGAACGTGGACTCCAAGGACTTCAAGGTTTGCAAGGTCCAAAAGGTGACCAAGGCATTCCTGGAGTAAAAGGGGCAGACGGTCGTACACAGTACACGCATATGGCTTATGCTGATAACGTTGCTGGTGGAGGGTTTAGCCAAACCAACACTGACAAGGCCTATGTGGGAGTCTATATTGATTTTAATGCAACCGATAGTAAAAATCCTGCTGACTATCGCTGGAGTAAATGGCAAGGTCCAAAAGGAGAAAACGGCAAGGACGGCCCTCAAGGTATTCCAGGTAAGCCTGGAGCAGATGGGCGTACACCTTATTTTCACAGGGCGTGGGCTAACTCTGCTGATGGTCGTGATGGTTTTAGTACAACAGATAGCACAAATAAGCGCTATTTAGGTACGCTGACGGATTTTAACGAGGCTGACAGTCAGGATCCTGCAAGGTACAAGTGGACAGCTCTTTTTGATAATGTGAGTATTGGAGCTAAAAACTATATCAGAAACGCCTCATTTCTTTCTGGGGAGAACAAGTGGAGCAGAGCCTCTGTAAATGGACTAGCTTATAATTTCGCTCACTCTATGTCTAATAAAGGCAGACCAGGCTTACATATGTTTAGCGAGAATAACACTGTTATTCCTCGCTGGAAAGGGATATATCAAAAAATTCCATTGTCTCAACCAGCAGACACTCCAGTCACTGTTTCAGCATTGTTTGCGAAAGATGGAGCGCCTCAAGAAGCCCATATCGGACTTCATTTCATGAAAGATGGAGTCATCGCCAGACAATCATGGATTGATATACCTGCTTCAAAAATCACAGACAAGTACCAACGCTTTTCTCTATCAGCAAAGCACAATATACCTTTTGACTCAATAACAGTCATGCTCTATGTCGGATATGACAAGATTGTTAATTTGTATGTTACGGACGCTCAGGTTGAAATCGGCAATGTAATGACTGATTTTAGATTATCAGACGAAGACGTGCAAGAGACTATCAACTCTAAAGCTGATCAAGCATTGACTCAGGAGCAAATCAATGCGCTCAACGAAAAAGCAGGTATCATCCAAGCAGAGCTTGAGGCCAAGGCTAGCGCTGACACACTTGATAATTGGATAAAGGCTTACAAGGACTTTGTCCAGTCTAACGAGACAGCGAGGGCACAAGCTGAGAAAGATTTGATTTCAGCTAGTCAGCGTGTTTCAAACATTGCCAAAGATTTGGGAGAATTGTCTGATCGTTGGAATTTCATCGATACCTATATGAGTTCCTCAAATGAGGGGCTTGTGATTGGTAAGAATGACGGTAGCTCTAGCATGATGTTCAACCCTACCGGACGAATTTCAATGTTTAGCGCTGGTGTAGAGGTTATGTATATCAGTCAAGGGGTCATTCATATCGAGAATGGTATTTTCTCTAAAACAATCCAGATTGGACGTTTTAGAGAGGAACAATATCATATCAACCCTGACATGAACGTCATTCGTTATGTAGGATAGAAAGGAGTAAAATGGCTAAATTTAGTAACTCAAGTGGGAGCTTGTATCTCAATGTTTATGTAGACCAAGGCTCTCAGAGTATCACAGCTAACACATCAACCGTCAACTGGAGGATGACAGTCAGTCGTACAGGCGCCTATTACACTCATAACCATCAAGGAGACAGTACTTTGTCTCTCAATTTAGACGGCCGAAACGTGCATTACAGCTACCCAACGTGGGAAACATCAGGCGAGGAGTACACTCTTGCTAGTGGGTCAAGTACAATCAGCCACAATGCGGATGGGACTAAGACCTTACCTATATCATGCACGTTCAATCCGAATAATGGCCTGCATGGGACTATCACAGTATCAGCAAGTCTTAGCCTGACGACTATACCACGCTCTAGCTCTGTAAGCGTGAGCGCTGGAGTTATTGGTAGTTCAGTAACTATCACCATTAACCGTCAAAACTCAAGTTTTAAGCACACGGTGCGCTATTCCTGGGCTGGCAAGTCAGGGACGATTGCGACGAATGTAGACACATCCACCAGCTGGACGATCCCTCTTGACTTTGCAAACGACATCCCGAGCTCAGCAAGCGGTACAGGGACTATCTTTGTCGATACTTTCTCAGGATCTACCAAGACAGGAACACAGTCCACTACATTCACGGCAAGCGTGCCAGCAAATGTAAAACCCACATTTACAGGAGTTTCCCTGTCGGACCTAAATGGTGCGGCTCAAAACCTCATCCCTAAGTCTGATACGTTCATCCAGGTAATCTCTAACATCAAGGTAGCTTTTAATGGTGCAGTCGGCTCTTACGGCTCATCCATTACTGGATACTATGCTGAAATAATCGGCAAAAACCAGTCCACAAGCTCAAACGGTGGAAGTCTAGGCATTATGAATTACCACGGCACAATCAAAATCAGAGCGAGCGTCTCTGATAGCCGTGGACGCTGGTCTGATACCAGAGAGGTGTCTGTAACCGTACTTGAGTATTTTGCTCCTGCTCTTAGCTTTAGCATAGCCAGAACAGGCTCAACCTCTAGCACATTGACAGCTACGAGAAATGCCAAAATCGCCCCTCTGACGGTGGCAGGAAGTCAAAAGAACTCAATGACCTTGACTTTCAAAGTTGCAAGGCTTGGGACTACTAACTTTCAAGTAGACACAGGACCAGCCACTGGATCCTGGACAAGTATCTCAAATCTAGTCAATTCTCAGGCTAATCTAGCAGGCAATTATCTAGCTAATCAGTCCTGGGTCGTTATTGGCACGCTTGAGGACAAATTCACACGGTCTGATTTCATGGTAAACGTGGCCACAGAGAGCGTAGTCTTGTCTTATGACAGGTCAGGGGTTGGGGTCAATAAAATTCGTGAGCGTGGAGCCTTGGATGTGAAAGGTGATATATACGCCAATGACCAGCCTATTCAGCAATATCAGCTGACGAATAACAATGGAGGCCCTCTGTGGTTTGATGGCAGGCCTAACGTGACCAATGTCAATCTACTAGATCGGCCTGGTCAGTATTACATTGATAGAACAGCCAGAGGAAATCCAAATGGGCAGTGGGGCAATCTTTTTCATTACAGTAACTACGGAAAAAATGATGGCGACTATAAAGAGGCCATTCAGCTATTCTATGGGAATAATGGACAGGTCTATTTCAGACATCATAGATGGTCTAAGACGGTTGATGACTGGGAGAATTGGATAGAATACGTATCTAAAAATGATATGCAAAAATACACTCAAGGAACACCTTGGCAAAATGCCAATTTACAAAATGGGTGGATCCATCATAGAGATTATGGAAATGTCCAATTTTCAAAAACATTTGACGGTATTGTTTATTTAAAAGGTACTTGTAAAGGCGGAAAGACTACCCGTGAGTCAATTATCTTTACTTTGCCTGAAAATTTCAGACCATCCACAACGCTATTCAAAACCGCTTTAAACAATGACTATGGATCTGCTGTTTTAGGTATCTATCCGAGCGGTAACGTAGTCGTAAAGGGGAACGTTGACGCTACTTGGCTTAACTTTGATAATGTATCTTTCAAAATTTAAAGGAGGTTCTATGAAATTAAATTACGGGACGAAGTCCCAAGAATACGACGCCAGCGGAACAGCGTCCACCACCAAAGTCACGCTGGTTAACTCAGACGGTGCTTATGTACCTGTCTTTTTGCCAGCTGACAAAATCGGTTTGTCAAATACAGAACTTTTTGAGATGGCTCTTGAAGTTTTTTATCAGGAAAATTTCCCACAGCGTGCTGAAAATGAACGCTTTAGCAAGGTAGATCAAGAGCTGCAAAAGAACAAAGAGGCAGCGGCTCAAGCTGAGCAAGCAGTCACAGAAACTAAAGAAAATCTTAACACTGTTGCATCTATCACAGAGGTACTAATTGCTCTTGCTGTATCTCAAAATGGAGGTATGCCGACCTTTGCCTATGTAAAGGTAGCAAATTTCATCAAACCGCTTGCTAAGGACAAACGTTACAATAACGGAGACATCATCTCAGGTGCTTATCCGTTTGACACCAATCCGAAATGGCCAAAAGGAACCAAGACTATTTTCAAGTTCCAAATGCAAGCCACAGAGGGCTACACTTGGAAAGATCAGTCACTATCTGATATGCTTCAGCAAGGTGTGCTGACTGTTGTAATGCCACGTATTGAGTAAGGGGGATTTTATGTCATGGTCTGAAATATTAGAGAAAATGATACATGCAATCACTCAGCTTGCACCCACAATCGGAGTTGTTGCTACTGGTTGGTTCGGCATGCGAGCCAGTAAAGCAGGTCACCTCAACCAAGAACAGTTCAAGGAGCTGAAAGGTGAATTGAGTACTATTCATGCTATCGGTGAGGATAATAAGCAAAAAATAACTGAAGTGAATGAAAAGTTAATAGTTCATGATGAAGCACATCTAGTGACCATGTATCTACGACTTGAGCGCGACATCACGGCTGCTCTTAAACGTGGTTATACAACGGTTCACGAGTCGGATATTATCCATAAAATGCACTCAAGTTACAAGAAACTCGGAGGCAATGGGCGAATTGATGCCCTATTTAACAAATTTGTAAATTTAGAAATTACGGAGGAAAACACAAATGCAACAAATCAATGAAATTTTACTTAACGGAGCAGTCAGTATCCTAGTCATTTTACTAGGTATCGCAGTCAAGGCTGTCAAGGACTACCTGGTTCAAAAAGGCGGAGAAAAGACCATCAAGATTGTCGAAATCTTGGCCAAAAATGCGGTCAATGCCGTGGAGCAAGTATCAACTCAGACCGGCTATAAAGGCCAAGAGAAATTGGAACAGGCGCAAACTAAAATCCGTTCCGAGCTTACTAAGTACAATATCAATATGACTACCAAGGACTTAAATACATTCATTGAATCTGCAGTTAAGCAGATGAACGATGCTTGGAGAGGAGAACAATAATGGATATTGACACAAGCAGATTAAGAACTGATTTGCCACAGGTCGGAGAACAACCCTATCGTCAGATTCACGCTCATTCAACAGGGAACCCGAACTCGACGGCACAAAATGAAGCAGACTACCACATGCGCCGTCCTGTTGATTCAGGATTTTTCTCACACGTTGTAGGTAACGGTCGTGTGATGCAGACCTGGTATACAGACATGGGGGCATACGACGTAGGAGGTGGCTGGAACGTAGAGGGTTATGGTCAGGTAGAACTGATTGAGAGTCATGAAACCAAGGAAGAATTCATGCGCGATTACAAGCTCTATGTTGAGCTTCTACGGAACCTCGCTGATGAAGCAGGCATCCCTAAAACTCTTGACTCTGATAGCCTTGCAGGCATCAAGACTCATCAATATTGCACATACAACCAACCTCGCAATTACTCTGACCACGTTGATCCGTATCCTTACCTTGCAAAATGGGGCATCAGCCGTGAGCAGTTTAAAAAGGATATCGAAGGTGGCTTATCTGAAGCTGGCTGGAAACGCAATGAAACAGGTTGGTGGTGGGAGGAGTCAGATGGCTCTTATCCAAAAAACAGCTGGAAACAAATCAAGGGAGAGTGGTTCTACTTCGATGAACGTGGCTATTGCTTAATCAATCGTTGGTTCAACGATGGTAAAGACTGGTTCTATCTTGATAAACGTGGTGCTATGGTCACAGGATGGATGTTCCTTAACCATCGCTGGTATTTCTTCAAGTCAGACGGTCGTATGGCCACTGGTTGGGTTAAATATCGTGAAACCTGGTATTTCATGGAAGAAAAAGACGGCTATATGCTATCTAAACAATTCGTAAAATCAGGCGACGGCTGGTATTACTTGAAGGCAAACGGTGAACTTCACACAGACCCAGCATTCAAAACAGAACCAGATGGGCTTATCACTGTTGTCGATAAACCAAAAGAAGAAAAATAAATAAAACAGAAAGGACTTTCAAAATAGATTACACTAAAACCGCAGGCATTTGCCTGCGGTTTTTTTGTTTGTTCAAAATAGAAAAAGCAGTGACCGAAATCACTGCTTTACCCATTATAAATTATTTTAGAACTCTAATAAGTTACTTTCAACAACAGCATTGAGAGCTAGAGATTTGCTTCCATAATCTTCAAAATCAATAGTGATTGTGCCGTCTTTGATTTCTGTTACTTTACCCATTCCAAATGTTGGATGTTTAACTGTTGAACCTACAACGTCTTTGTGAGACTCAATCCATTCCTTGACTTTCTCATTTTCTTCTTGATCCTGCAGAAGACCAGACTGTTTCATTAATTCAACCACCTCAAAATATCCATCTACAAATGTCTGTTTGAAATCTGATCCCATAGACAATTCTGAACGTTTTACAGGTTCGCCAAGCCCTAGCATTAGTTTAATAGCTTTCAAAATAACGTCATCAGGGACGTTGCGACTATCAAGCTGCCCACCAACTGCGTCACCATAAACACCGTAGAAATGGCCATCTTCGCCATCAATACCATAAATATCCATGATGTTACTTGTCCCAAGATTGCAATAAACTGCTCCATCTTCATTTACAATAGCATACGATACATCGTTATTTTTAATTTCTTCAAGTAGTTGTTTTGCGTTTTCCATTTCTAGTTCCTTCGCATAGTTTTGTAATTTTTCTGCTGTCAATAAAGACATTTTGTCCAAATTCGTTTTTCCACTTCTAAGGTCTGAGACTGTTGTCCAAGGTAAATCTGCCCCTTTAGCGATTGCGCTTGTGCTTTTTTGGCTTCTTAATACTTTTTCTATTTGCTTTCTCATCTTTTTGCCCTCTTAAATAAAAATAACTCAATAAAACGATCAGTATATTTATGATTAAAATTTCCATGTTATTGTTCCTATTTTATGGTATAATAGGGAGTGAGGGGAGTGGTAGCTCCCCTATTCCCAAGGCGATTACTTAAACTTGCGAGGTCTAGGTTTTCGCTTTTTTTCTTTGCTCCAAATGTGATATGTAGCATATGCACCAGTTAGAGCTGTGATGTAAGCTGGCCCGTTATCAATTAGCTTTTCAACCAATCTGAGCCAATCATCTTTGTCCAT